CACGAGCGTGTCGTCACCGTCCGCGCGTTGCTTACGGGCACACGATCCGCAGAAGTTCTTTAACCGAGCCAGACCATCCTTGTCAGTCCAACCGCACTCTCGGAAACTCCACTTGCGGTTCTTGAAGGAACGGTGTGTTGCTGCACGTCCGCATCCACAGTAGATACTTGGGGTTCGTGGAAGGTGCATGTCAGCCGTAAATCGCTTCGTTTATCGCGTCGGATGCCAACGTGCCTTCGCCGCTCGTAAGGCGCTCAATCTCTGCAGCGAGAATGACTGCCACGTTCTGCCACGCTTGGACGGTTGACTTCACTGTTGCATTCCTGAGGGACGCAACCGGCGCTGGGTAGCACTCGCCGTTGATTTGCTCTGCCAGCATCTCTGCAAAGTCTTCTTGGTTGGTGCTCTGCTCCAGTCGCTGCTGCAACTGGAAAACGCTGGGCATAACTGCATTACGTGGGGTTGTCATTGCACACTCCTTGGTGTTGGGGTTCTCATCCACAACAAAAGGATAATGCCACGACCACGATTCCGCAAGGATTGAATGGTTGCTGGTTGGGTTAGAAAGTCGAGGGCGATGGGCTACGGCCCCTGAGTCGAAACTCCAGAAACGACTCCGCTCGCGTAACCCACCGCCCTCTAAACCGACACACAGGCTTTCATTGTGGATGAGAAGCACAGCCAAGGAGGCTTCTATGTGTCGGTGATCCTGTTTGCTCAATGCCTAAGGATAATGCCACCAAGCGCAGCACCAAAGGAATGGTCAGTGTTTACCTACATGCCCAAAGGCCAGCGAAAGGAACTCTCCGCGCTGCACGGCGTCATCGCGCATCGCCCCACGTAAGGCACTTGTGGTCATCTGACTGCCATTCTGGCGAACACCCCGGCATGACATACAACCGTGGTGGGCGCGAACAACAACCCCGACTCCAAACGGCTCAACGACTGACATGACAGCATCAGCGATGGCAGCAGTCATGCGCTCTTGATTTTGGAGCCGAGCAGCGTACTGATACACACAGCGCGCCAGTTTCGATAGACCAACGATCCGGTTCTGAGGGACATAACCAACGACAGCCTCCCCAGCGAACGGGAGAAGATGGTGCTCACATAGTGAAGTGAAGGCGATCCCGCCTAGAACAACCATCTCGTCATGCTGCTCATCGAACAAGGTAGCCAACGACTCCTCGTCACTGATTGCGTAACCGCTCGTCATCTCTTTCAAGGCTGCTGTCACCCGGCGCGGTGTTTCAACCAACCCTGCCCGTGTCGGGTCTTCACCGATGAACTCCAACAGGGTGACGACTGCTGTCCGCGCCTCCTCGTCAGTGACCACGAACATCCCCCCACTTTCTGACATGAAGCCGATCGGATATCTGGTACTCCGTGTCAGCCGCTTTCAAGAACTCAATCCCTTTATCAAGGGTGACCACATCACGGCCTTCAGGCATCAGCCAAATGCGGTCTGCGGGCCAATCCAACCTGCTGATTACCTTGTTGGCTGCAGCAAGGTCTTCATCGCTGGCTATGACGAACTTCAGCGCAGCCTCGTCACGATAGGCGAGGCGGGCGTATTGAGCGAGCACCTCATATTTCAGCGCCTTCGCCGGGTCAACACCAGAGGATGGCAACTTCGGTGACACATTGTAGGAATGTGGTGCGGCTACGTCTAACGGCTCAAACGTGCCGTTAGTTTCAAACTCCACGTGGAAGCCATGCGCGACCAGTTGACTGGTCAGTTGGATTGCGCCCCCCCGTTGGATCAGTGGCTCCCCACCTGTGATGACGACTAGCCGAGCATCGGCAGCCAAGTCTTTGTTGTAGAGGCTGTTCACATAGTTGACGAGATTGTCGGGTGTCCAGCGTGACAGTTCGTCTTTCGGATTATGGGGTGTGCCGTTCTTTCCCATCCAATCCCATGTGTACGGCGTGTCACACCACGAACAGTCAAGGTTGCAGCGCCCAAAGCGCACGAAGATCGCACCTTGACCTACTGACGGCCCCTCGCCTTGGATCGTCGGCCCGAACACTTCCGAGATGATTATCTCTTTCATGTGTCGGTCCAAACTGCAGCGTTCTTCTCATTTTCCCAACATGAGACCCGCACCACCCGCGCCGCCGGAGCGTGCATCGCGGCCCACATTGACGCTTCAGCCGCAACCCATACCGCCATGCCTTCCATTGTCGGATCCATGATCCGCAGCGAGACCACATCATTAGAAGCCAACTCCTCAAAGGTGACGAGCCACGGGTCGTCCTCTGCTACGAGCATTGTGTGGTCGAACTGGTGGTCTAGGCGTGCCTTTAGATCAGCAAGACCTCCGAAGTCAACAACCCATCCGCGAAGATCGCGCTCGCCTTCCCACGTGATTTCCACGAAGCGGTCGTAGCCGTGCAGCCACCGACAATGACCGTCGTCTTTCCACTGTCGATGACAGCACGAATACCCGCCAAGGCGTTTTGTCACCTGCATAGTCACAACGGAATGTCCATCGCTTTCAGGTAGCGGATCAACCGAACCCTACTGTGGGCAAGGCTGGTGGTTGTGTGGTTGTCCCAGCGTTCCTTTGCCAACGCCACCTTGGATGAGAAGTCCGTGACAGGCATCGGAGGGATCGCAGCCATCCCGAGTTCCTTGAATGCGACCCATCGGCTCCAACAACCCGAGCATTGGCCGCAATGTTCCGGCTCTTGGCTATGGCAAGACCACTGTCGGCCCAACCACTTGTCGGCGTCGTCGTAGTGAGCCAGCCACCAGCGAACTAGGTCAGTCTTGTTGAGCCCTACCAGCGGACTGCGGACTTCTATCGGGAAGCCAGCCTCCCGCAGCATGACGTTCATCTCTATGAAGAACCGATGGGACTTATCCCCAGCGATCACGCCCGACTCGCCATACTCTCCTACATTGCCGAACCACAGTTCACCCCATCGTTCCATTTCACGGGCATAGTTTGCGATTGCGACAATGGCGATCAAGTTGCGGCCTCTGTCTACATGCTCGTATTTCTTGTAGATGACTGGCATTTCCAGAGTTTCAAAGTGCAAGGACTGTTGTCTGCCGTCCTTCAGGATTGCAGCCATGTGACCACCGACGTTGACTCCTACGGCTTCCTTCTCCGCTGCTGAATAGGCTGCACCCGTGTTGACATAGACCGCGCAAACATTGTGGCCACTATCAACAGCCATAGCCAGCGCAGTCATCGAATCCAAGCCACCCGATACAGGAACGAACACCATGAACCGATCGTCTTGGGTCTTGCCACGTCGATCCGGGTTCTGAGCGCAGTCATCCAACTGTTCTTGCAGGTCAGACCAATACGGCAGCCCTTCCCCTGACGCTATTGCTTGCACGTACTTGGTGACGCCAAGCAGTTTTAGGTTCTGGGCTTCGATCTTGCCGTCTACGAAAGCATCCGAGTGTGGCGAACTGTGATCTCGACTTTTCATCATGGACGGCATCTTCAGCGCAGCCTCCCATGGATATAGAAGTTCAGCGCATTCGCATACAACCCTTCCACCATGACGAACTGAGCATTGTCGTAGATCTGGGAGTAGAAGGTGCCCGACTCAAAATGCCGCTCCAACTGGTTGAACCTCTCGCGGCTGTATTCGTTGATGTGATAGGGGTTCATGCTCCCCATGAACACTTCGACGCCCTCAAAGAATGGCCAGACATCCTTGTTGACGGTGCCGATGCGAACGTCACGGCAGAGAATCCGCAGGTTCGCCATAAATAGGGCTTCGTCTTCAATGTGTTCGATGACTTGGAAGCAGACTGCTTCGTCCACCTCCCCCTCTGGTCGTTCCAGCGGGTTGTGGGAGACATTGAGATCCCAGTCGTCTATGTCCAACGGGATGACATCAAGGTGTCGGGTGTGGAGATTGTCACCCGCGCCAACATCGAAGTACCGCTTCGACGGATCTAGCAGCAGGTAGGGGTATTGGTAGAGCCTGAGGATCGGCTCAGGGGCATCGCCCGACAGGACTTGGGATACTTGGCTCACAGATACGCCTCCTCATGGTTGAGAGTCTTAGACCACGCCTTGACCGCTTCTTTACTGCCTCCAATGTCGAAGGCGTGCCCGAGCACCTGCGCTGACCCGCCAACAATGCACAGGTTCAAGCCGTCGTCAAGGCCTTCTACTCCAACCGGTCCATGCCGTTTGCGAAGCCACTCTCCGTATTGGATGTAGGCGACTGCGCCCATGTTGCACGCGACCGTCCAGTCGTAGTTATCAGGGAGGCATACATTGGGATCGAAGCCCATCTCTCGGATCAGCCGCGCACCTCTACCGAGCGTCTTCTTCCCTTTCTCATTGGACTTGCCTCCGATCCATGTCTGAACCAACTTGCCATGCCCGTCCCACAAGAACAGCGACCCAAACCGAACACCTGCCACCCACGAGGTTGAGTCAATCGAATAGAACGGAAGCGCAGCATTCAGTTTCACTGTCGTCATTCCGAGCCCGTGGAACTTGGTGCCGTGTTCGCGGGCGATCCGGAAACAGTGGACTAGCCAGTTTTTCAGCGTGTCAATGCTCATGTGCTTGCCAGCCATACCGCCCAAACCAATCAGCGGATACCGGGAACAGAGGTCGTCTAACACCTCCCATGGTGAACCGGTGTGAAAGACAGGGATCGGATCAAGGCCGTGTGCTTTCAAACGTTGCAGGTTGCGCTCTGATTGTTTGTGATCTCGGATCACATCAAGGTTGAAGTAGCCATCGAAGTTGTGCTTCCAGCGTTTCAGCCACCGGGCATAGTTCTCCACGCCGATAGGTTTGCCCACCGTCATGGCAGAGAAAGCGCCCGAGTCTGCAAGGCAAAATGGCGGTTCGTTGAAACCTCCAACAAGCCGGTCAATGTCAGTTTTGTAGTAGTAAGCGAACGAGATCAGAATCTTCGGCTTACCCGGAGGACGCATGCGGTCTAAATTGACGCTGCATACACATTGAGAAGCGTCATGACCTTCTCCGTGTCAGGCATGTCGCCCATTGTCCCCATCGCATCATTCCAAGCATTGAAAACATCGGGTGCGACTTTCACTTGGATCGACGGCCAGAAAACCGACAGGTCATCGGGGTCACCTGCCTCCTCAATCAAGTCGTCCAGCAACGGAGGCTCTACCAGCATCAACAAGTCATTCAGTGTGTCCTCGTCGTATCCGGCAGCCAAGAGCAGTTCATGGTCTACGGCGTTGATCTTCTGAACCATCGCTGCCAGCAGTTCGTCGTCGTAAGTTCCGAGATCTTGCGTGCGGTTGTCTGCAATCGCGTAAGCGCGGGCTTCGTCCTCGTTCAAGTCGTTGGCTGACACCGCTGCAATCTCAGTCCAGCCCAGTTGCCGAGCAGCCATCAGAGTGTGGTTGCCTGCTACGACAGTCTTGACGCCGTCAGCCTCGCGGTACACGATCGGCTTCCGTTGCCCAAAGCGTTCGAGGCTTGCAGCGACCGCGCCCGTGTTGCCTTGTCTCGGGTTGCCTTCTAATAGTTCAAGATCTGCAACCGGCAGTCGTAACTCTGCCATCTGCTCAGGAATGTTATTTGTCACTGGTGTTTTGGTTGCTCGTTGTAGCAGTTTGCTCAGTTCCATGACTCTCCCTATGGATTTCGTTCCAGACGGTTTGACCAGTTACTCCACATGCTCGCGCGATGCCTGTTTGTGACATCCCACCCTCTCTCCAGAGGCGACGCCAGAGTTGGCGACGATCTCCGTTGCGCTCTGAGATTTGATCCCGCAGTCCTCTCATATCCTGAGTGATTGCGATTGAATCATCTAAGAGTCGTTGTCGTTCAGCAATCGTCAGCACTTCTACCCTCCCATCGCTCTTACATTGGCAGACAAGGTTCGCAGCGCCTCAATCTGTGTTCTTACAGCGATCAAGGCTTGCTGTGTGGCCTTCTCCTGCGCTTCAAATAGTTTCCAATCGCTGAACTCGTCCTTGGCTTGCAGGTGAGCGAAGGCTTCTCGGCGTGCGACTGTCTCAACCTTGCCTTGGCTTACAAGAGCCGTGAAATAGCGCCGTTTGAACTCGGCTTCTGCTCGGGCACGGGCTTCACTTACCTCTGCATACCGCTCAGTTTCTTCCTCTAGGCGGCTGACGCATCGGAGAAGGCGGCTTTCAACATCCGTTTGGATGATTGGTCCGTCCATCAGAACGGTTCTTCATCAGGGTAAGTCTTTTCTGGACGCTTGATCGGAGGCGCGTCTTTCTTCTGGTCGATAGTCGCGGTGGAGAAGCGGAGACTGACTGACACGTCGTCAGCCATCACACGGACCTTGGAGCGTTTGTCGCCATCCTTGGTTTCCCAAGTGTTTTGGTCTAGGCGTCCGTAGACCACCACACGGTTCCCCTTGCTCAGCGATTCGGCAACGTGCTCAGCGAGGTCGCGCCAGCAGGTCACATCGAAGAACGACACGGACTCCTTGCCGTCCCGATCCTTGCTGTTCCATGCCAAGCCAAACTCTGTTACTGGTGTGCCTGTGTTCGTGTAACGCAGTTCTGGATCACGGGTCAGATTGCCTGCAATCGTAGTGGTGTTGTCATAAGCCATTATTGTTACCCATCTATGTCTCGTCGTTGTCTAATGCCATCATGTTTCATTTCAGGAGGGCTGTACGCCTCCTTGTATTTCCTCATCGCAATGACCTCGTTCTCCTCTCTTAGATCCTCCTCTCTTAGATCATCAAAGTCATGCTCACGGAGCCTGCGCTTCAGGTCGCGGATGCGCTCCAGATTTCCCTTCCTGCGTTCTTCGGTGGTCACTCGCATCGTTCTCCTTGATGACGAGTTCCAGCCCATCGTGCCCTCTTACCTCTGTCGGGTAGAAGGTGATGGCAGTAACAAACCGCTGGTCGTCGTCTTCGATAACGCCTGCATCTACAAGGCCGTCGATTGCGGCCTTGACCGCCGGATAACAGGCTGCGACATCTTGTAGACCCCTCTTGTCGCGGGCTATCGGGATCGCTGCCACGGTGACCGCCTTCAGAAGTGGCACATCTTGCGCTAACTCGTAGAAGGCTTCGCGTGTCTGCTTCACCCGTTTGGCTCGTTTCTGAAAATGCCATGACCGCTCAGCATTGGTTGTCCAAGGCTTTATCTCGCTGAACAACCGCCATTCGCTCACAACCCAGAGTGTATCATGCGGGTTTATTCGGGTCTGCACTTCGCAACAAACCCAACTCAGTGGCAGCGGTTGGGTGATTGTGAATCCAGTCGTGGCAGCACCGGCAAACAGCAACCGTGTTCGCAGGCTCCAGAATCGAACCGCCTCGGGCTCGGGTCAGCGGTTCATGCAGTTCTACTGATAGCCCTTCGCAGCGGTTGTGGTGGCCTCCGTGGTAAATCATCGTCCCGGCTTCGCACAGTTCGCGCTTGGCTAGTTCGGTTTTCACCATCTCAACCCGCTGACGCTGCACCTGTCGTCGTCGTTTGCTCACTGGCGCGAGGCGGGTCTTCCGTTCTAGCGGCTTGCCTTGTTTGAGCGGGGTCTTTCGATTCAATGGTGTTCGCTTCACGCGGCTTCCTCCTGTCTGCAGTGGCGCAGTTGGCGTGGCGTGTGATCTGTGGTTACTTTCCCACAGCAGCACAGTGTCGCTGGAAGTCCGTCGCGGCCATACCGCTTTTCTTTCAGGTGCGCTGATCCAAAATAGAGGTTGTCAATACCCATCAGCCGTTGTTCCACAGGTGATCCAGCCCACCGATCATCCCGCCTTGCTTCAGGAACTTCACCGCAACGGACAACGGGAAGTACCGCTTACCGGGGACATTTGGCGGGTAACGCTCCTCCAGCAGCAGCAGCGTTTTCTTGAACGGCCAGCCGTCATACTCGGCGTCCCAAAGGTCGTAGCCGTCAGGCAGGCTGTACCCACTACCGAGGTCAACAGCGGGGGCCTCGGAAGTAGTGGTCGGTGTCGGTGGCTGAGTGGTTGTCGTAACCGCTGGAGCCTCTGTCGTCGTAGTTGCCGGAGGCGCTTCTGTGGTTGTGGTAATTGGAGTGCTGGTCGTGACTGTTGGTGCGAGCGTCGTCGTCGTGCTCCGGCTCACGGTGACATAGGCCGGAGTGTGGACTAGCGGTTCTATCGGCGCGGCTTCCCATACCCCCGTCATTCCTAGTCGGCATTGGTGCTGCCAGTTCGTCATCAGCCCCGGCTTCTCAGCCCACCACGGATCGTCGTACCGGAGAGCCTCCCCGGTTTGGTAGTTCTGATACCAGACTTGCTCATCCAGCGGGCGCTCGTCTTTCGGGTCGCACGGTGCGTACACCATGTCGTGATCGGCCCCCGCTGGAGTAACCGACAACCCGGCGAAGATGATCGCGGCGACGACGATGACCCTCAGCATCGGCAGCCGCCCAGCGTGCCGCCGCAATGCCCGCATGTCCCGGTGCGAGGGTGCAGGTTGTGGTCGCCGTAGTCGGTGAAGTCCAGATCGGGTTCTCGCTTGGCCCGCCACCGCTGGTACTCGGCATCAGTCATCGCCAATATCTGAGCCTCAGTAATGTCTGTCATTGTTCCTCCTAATAGGACTCACTCGGGTTCTGATCATGCGGACCGTAAGCGTCGATGAGTCCACTGAATACTGCGAACGCTGCTCCCCACCGTGTCGGATGAACGACCCGCACACCGAGTTCCTGACGCCAACGGGACCGGACCGCGACCTGCTCCCACGGCCCTGCTAGGTACAGACACTCAACCCCATCAGGGAAATACGCTCCCCACCGATTGAGCATTCCGCTGCCCATCACCCATCCGACCGGCTCAGAGACACCGCACACATGGACCCTCCAAACTCGGGGAGAGTAACCGCCCCTCCATTTAGCCACCAGCGTCTGCGAACCGGCCCTGTACGGCCCAGAATGTCTCGCAAAGCATGACGACCATTGTGTGGCTCGCTCGTAACGCCACAGATGCTCAGGCATGTCGTGTGCTGGCTGCCAATCAGTGACCGGCTGGACAGAATGACTCATGAACCTTCCCCTGACCTCATCCTCATCTAGATCGGGAGGACTCTGGCCGCGCCATCCTCCCTTCGGGTACTCGTACACCACCGACGATTCGACGAATGCCTTTGCCCGCTGTTTCAGGGTGAGTGGCGGCACGCAATCCAACCGGCTGTCCTCCAACCGTTGAACGACGCCTTCCGCAAGCAGGGGTGTTGCCACTGTCATTCTTCCTCCTAAAAGGGTTTCAAGGCAGGCGCAGGGAGCGCAGCCCACGCCGCATCTTCTGGTGATGTCTCACACACTTCGGTGTGTGACTCACAGATGACTTTCCCCGATGTCACCGACCACGCCACCCCGCAATAGGCACACGCCCGAACATCTTTGGATGGCTTCCTGACCCCTTCCATGTCGGTGTAAATCGACACGGTTGCCCGTCGTCCGCAGCATGGTCGTGAACAGGTGTAGTAACGAACTCGGCGCTTGACGAATCGACGGCCCCTGCTCTTGGCCATCTCCTTGGCAAACTCCTTTTCGGAGTATGCGTCCATCCAGTCCTGATACTCGGCGATAGGCACCCGCACCCACCCCGGATCATCACGAGCGTTGAGGTAGCCCCCGTAGGTTCCCGACCTCATGGCTTTTGGCTTGGCCTTGCTGTAGTCATACTTCCATGAGGTCTTAGAGAGCGGCTTCCAACAGCCATCTGTTTCAGCCATGTGAGTTAGATGGTTCATGAGCCTCGGATCTTTGAATCCTCAAACCACCACGGATCGAAGTCGTTACGGGTGTATACGGTCCCTTGTTTGGCGTCGGCTCTGGCAGCCACGACCATCTCTTGGATTTCCTCCCGCAGTTTCACCAGCATTTCAAGAGTTGCCGCTGGTTGCAGCACGCTCGCCTCATAGGACTTGTCGCTCCAGTGGTCCAAGTGAGGGAACAACGCCATCCGACGGGGCAGGTTTCGTTTCTGCCACGGCATCCCCAATGTCGAAAGCGGTGTCCCTGCCCAGTTGTGGAGATCCATGCTCAGATAACCACCCCTTACCACTTGCGCCATCTCTCTCCCGAGGCTGTCCTGCCGTCGGTGCTCTTTCTTGAATACTTCACATAGATGATTCATGGCCTCTCCCAACAGGTTCGACTTGGATTCCAATGGCGGGCACCGCCACCCTCGTAGAACAGCCACGCGGCCACCGCGACGTTCGCCTCTCCGTTGAAGATGTCGTGATGCTCCCAACCAGCGGAAGCCGACCGCTCTAACCAATACTTGGCGAGGTGCTGAAACCAACCCACGGCCAGCGCATGGGATACCTGAGTCGATCCTGTATCAGAGGCACGCGCTGACGATTCGCAGAAAGCAACTTTCATCGCCCATGCTTGGTCTTCAGGTCGGAAGAACCGTTCGACGAGTTTGCCAAGAGTTGGCAACTCGCTGTGAGCGTCGCTGGATTCCTCACCGCCCGGTTCTGTTCCCTGTGCCAACTCAGGAAACCATAAGTACACGACTGCTGTCGGACCGCCCAGCGCATCCACATGGGCTGCTCGGGTTATTGGCCCGTAGATGCCGTCAACGCTGTTCAGACCTAGCACCACTTGGAGTTGGACAACATCAGCATCTCGCTCATACATCTTGTAGCGACGAGTAAGGAATGCCGGGTCAGGGGCTTCCGTGGTGGTTGTTGCCGGAAGGCTTACCGGGGTAGCCGTGGGTTTCGTTGTGGTTGTGGTGGGAAGGGTTACCCATTGCTTTTCAAGCGTTGTAGTAGTAACGGAAACAGGCTGTGTTGTTGTGGTAACCACTACGGGCTCAGGCTCAGGTGCAGCAACAGGCAAGTCTGGTTGACATGCTCCAAGAACCACCAACACTGATCCTCCAACACAACCGACCAGCCGGAAGAACATCATGCGACTTCCACCCAGCCGCTGCCCATGCTGTGCCGGTGGGTGATCTTCCCGTTCTCATCTCTCATAACATTGGTGGGCTCGGGCTCGGGCTCAGGCTCCGGCTCGGCCACCAAGTCTCGGAAGTATTCGATCTTCTCAGCGTTTCGCAACAGCAAACCAAGGTCGTTGAACACCTTGCCTCGGTCGTTCTCTCCCCGGTGGAAGGTTGACAACTCCCAGTTCGTCACCGCTGCAACCACATCATCCAGCGGGTAGTCCTCCAAGGCTCGTTCTATCAGCGCCCTGCGTTTTCGGTCAAACTTGGTGCGCTTCTCAGAGCGCCCAGTTGAGCCGAGCCAGTGTTCCCAGACCGAAACCACGGCTTCCTTCTTTTCAAGTTCAGTAGTAGTTAGGTTTGGGGCGTCATTTGGCCTCCCCTCCCCCGTGTCCATTTGACCTCCCTCCCCGGTGGTCGTTTGACCCTCCCCCTCGGGGACCATTTCGCCTCCCCCATCTTCGGTGGGATAAAAAAGTTCGTAATCTGGAGAGGTCTCAGCGCCGTCATCGCGGAACCGCCGGACCATCCTCAATAGCCCAGCGTTCTCTAGTTCGCCTCTGGCTTTCTTCACTGTGTCGGCGACAGTTCCTTCAGGCAGCATCTCCACCAGTTTCTTGCGCGACGGCCAGCAATGGCGATCGTTGTTCACGAACGTGGCAAGTGCGATCCACAGGCGCATCGCTGCTGGACTTATCTTCGCCTTGACAATCGCAGCGGGTATCACCACCACAGGCTGCTTACCCCAGCGCTGCAGCGCGGGCCTATTCACTGTCATAGCGGTCTGTTACAATCTTCATGCGCTCTCCCCGCGCTATTACATCCCTTTGGATGTAGACGGCCCCCGGTCTAATCCACCGGGGGCCGTCCATCCTGTCATCATCCGAATAATAATGCCAGCGCGGATCCGTTTCTAGGAAAGCCTGCTATGAGCGCGAGCCGTCAGCGTGTTGCCGGGACGGATCTGGTGAGCCAAGACACGCTCAGCCCGCTTCTTCTGATCCGTTGCGCGGTACTGCCATTGCTCGTACTCGTTCACCGCATTCAGCCATCCCCAACCTGTGTTGCGGATGTCGTTGAGGTTCGGAGCCGTCTTCCAGACGGTGCTGATTGCAGCACGGCGTTCGCGCCGGTTCTCCACCTGTCGGTCGGTTAGTTTCTTGCCGTTGAGGCAGAAGTTGCCCTCCCTGTCGATGTCCATCGCGATGAGCGCCTCTACCTCACGGGTCAAGGCGTCTTCATCGAATGGGATGTGAAGCAACTTGTCGATTTCCTCGTCAAGATACTTGGCGTACTCAGTCGCAACTCCGAGGGCTGTACGAGCCTCATCCACCCGTGAGTGAATGTTTGCAGAGTGCCGGAACGAGAACGACGCCTTCGCCTTACTGAGCATCAACTGAACCGCGTTGACGCACGATGGGCGAATCGGTGTGTTCACGAACCGCAACCCTGTGGACGCATCGAATGAATTGACGAATGCGAGGTAAGGGTCAAACTCGTTGGTCTTGGAGCAGAACGGCATCGTGCCTACCATGAACACGACTGCCCCGCCTTTGAGGGTGCCAGCGGAGACTGGATCCCAGCCTTCACCGACGAGGGATTCGACAACCGGAAGGATGTCTCGGTTCTGGATCACCGAATACCGGTTGCCAACAAGACCCAGCGGATCCAGCGTGTCTTTCCGGTAGGTGAGGAACCGCTCAGGAACGGTCCGTACTGACTTCGGCAATGTGTCGTCCTCGGGATGAGGAATACACGCCTCCAGTTGGGTGAGGCCAACATCGAAGGCCAAACCACCCCTCTCCATCGCCTCTGTGGGGGTGCTGCCCGCAATGTCGCGGCCAAGCGTCGTCCACGGCGCTTCTCGGTCGGGGTCATCGGTGGGTGTATACACCCTAAACCCCTTAGTCATTGGGTCTACTCTCATTTTGCACTACTCCCTTGGTTGGCTTCTTCAATATCCCAAAGAGTAATGCCATCGTTTGTGCTGTTCAAGGATTGGGCAGCCTTGATTAGAGTTTCAACAACATCGATTGGCAAACTGTCGCTGCCACGATCACCCCAAATCTGTCTCGCTGCATCCTTGTCACCGTTGACTTCATAGAGGATGCGCGTCTTGGCAACCACCACAGGGATGTTGCCGTCATCCCCGATTTCAAGGGCTGGTGGAATGTCCCACGGTTCGTCGTCGGGCACGATCTCACCTTTGGCGTTGACATCTGCTCCCAACTCCTCAGGGACATAGCCAGCCCCAAGAACTACGTCAGGGAACAGGTACCGGCACAACTTAGAAACAGCACGCCAAGTGAGCATGTTCTCTTGGTACTGCTTCCAGTTGCGCTTGTCAGCCAACCCTGCAGCCTGAGCGTCGCCCATCGTGAACGACGCCGCGTGTTCGTCACCAGTATCGGCCCGCTTGCCACGGGCGACTGCGATCCCGGGCTCGTTTTCGATCTGGACGGAATGTCCAGCCTGTCGCACAAGACCAAGCATCGCTTCCGGCCTCATCGACGCTGACCCTTCGATGATGTGGTAGTTCCGCATGGATGTCATCACATCCCACCCGAACGTTCGGCCTGCCAAACCTGCGGCAATAATGTCCGCTGGCTTCCGGCGGTAGGCGGTGGCGATAATCCCAGCCTGAGCAAGATGTTCAGCCTGACGTATCAGCAGGTCAAGGTGTGCGCTGTCATCGGGAATCGGCATCACCGGTGGTGCTTTCACGAGGTCCGTCACAGCGTCCCTCCAACGTCCACCTTGATGGTGCTAACCCATTCGGTTCGGCAGAACTCGTCTGCATCCAAACCAATCTTCCTGAGTTCACCCCACCGTGGCTCAAAGCGAAAGCAGGTCTTGATGAGGCCGAGTCGGGCCTGTTCAAGCGGGATCACTTCGCCAGTCACGGAGTTGACTGTGTGGCGTGGGTCGGCTGACACCGCACGCTCGGTCGCTGCAACCAATGCGTCACGGTCAACCTCTGAGCGTTTCGGGCTGTTGCTTGCTGTCACCGTCAACTGTTCTCCGTTGTGGCTCACTGTCGCTGTCTTTAGGCCATCCATTTTCATGGCCTCTCCGACCTGCTTGCTCATTTCGCTGGAGATCCAGCGCAACGTCTTCGCAGGTTGGACTAACCGATGGAACACGACGGCCTTGATGTCGGTTGGAGCGTCGTCCATCGCAGTTTCTAATAGAGCGAGGTTGCGACCGATCTCCACGACAAGGCCGATCGCGTCCACCTGAGTGGATTCGTCTGGCATGTCAGGTTCTCCTGTCTTGGGTTGCTTGCACCCCAATGTTATTGGTGGGGTGTGACACAAGGCTAATGCCTTGGTTTAGGTCATTCAAAGGTTGGTGTCATACAACCCTCATTTGAACTGGCTTGGTCATGGCGCTATACTTGTGTTGTGGATGAGCAAGCCCAAGGAGGCAAGAAAGTGAAAAGCACCAAAGTCAAGTACCCCAAGCCTGAGATACGCAAGACGAACCGGCTAGTCCCCGGCATGAGGCGCACAGCCGAAGACCGCGAGACTGGCGTTTACGTCTACGAGGAGGTGGAGTGGGAGGACATCAAAGTCGGTGACTTCATCCACTGCGCCCACGAGAACATGCCCGCCTACAAGGTGGAGAAGATCCGGGCGGCACGCGGCTCGATCCCGACCTTCTACTACGGGACGGGACGCGCCCCTGAGTGGATGATGAAGATGGACGGCATCTTCAGCACGGAATACCACGCCACTGCAGATCACGGCAAGGTGACCAAGCGGGTGTGGCATTTCCTCCACGACGGCTGCTGCATTGACAGCCACGGTTGCGATAGCGGGATGACAGCATGAACACCGTCACGCTAGGCACCGCAACCTACGAGGTCCGGTTGGTTTGGGAGTGCGCCTGCTCCGGCGATGGTCACCCCGTCGGTGAACCCAACGCAAAGTGCTTCCGCAAAGGCGGTGACTGGCGGGAAGACCTGTTCGGCCTAACCACTGGCGGGTGGGTCGGATCAAGGTTCAACGACTTGCAGCAGAAGCGCTACTTCGTGAAGACATACGGGTGGCGCGACATGGGCGATGGCTGGATGCTCCGTCCGTTGGCAAAGGCAGCACGGTGAGCGCCGTGGTTCAAGGCTTGAAGCCGCACCCATTCGCTCCAATGGATTGGGCGGCTGACGCTGCCTGCCAAGATGCTGACCCCTCGGTGTTCTTCGTCGGACCCGGCGGGTTCGGCTCAGACTTACCAGCGAAGAAGATCTGCGAGGGCTGCACCGTGAAGGCCGCATGCCTTGACTTCGCAATCACCAACCGAGAAGTCCACGGGATCTGGGGCGGGCTCGGCACGAAGGCTCGGAGAAACGAAGCGAAGCGCCGACGCGACCTCGCACACGTCCAACAAGCAGAAGCCGAATGGCAAGAAGGAAGGATGGCTGCAAATGGCTAAGCCAACCGCCACATGCCCAGCGTGCGGCAAACAAACCAAAGAGTTCCAATGGTCAGGACCGGGAAGTCGGCCAATCACTATCCACTGTCCTAGTTGCGGATGGGTGTGGTCAATGCTCCCGCTAGAACTTGCTGATGGTCCGGCACCGTGGAATACACACGGTCACCCGCAGGCTCGCCTCGCCCGAGACTGGTTTGAGAACTGGGCACCCAACAGGGAACAGATCAAGTCAACGATGCAGCACGAAGCCGAGGAAGGAATCGTGCTTGAACTGGTGCAGCCTGCTCCACGGACAAGGCTTCAAGAAGGTCAATTGGTTGACTGCCAGCCCGCGATGGAATACCGCGCCCGATGGGCGGTCGGACAGATCGTGTCAATCCAAGCGGCAGAGGGTTCAGACACACCTGTGTTCACAGTAGAAGTGATTGACCCTTGCAAATCTAAAGCGACATCCGGCCAACGCATCGTGATGTACGAGCATTGGCTAAAGGCGCTCAGCGCATAAACGACCGCGCCAAGGCGTAGACAAGGATGTCAGCCCGCTGGTCGGCTGTCAGAGTCTTCGGGTCAGGAGTTTCAACACGCCACCCGAGTCCACGGCACGACCAACAGCGTTTGCCAAAATCCCAATGCACATCGCACGATGCACAATGCCATACCTGTGCTGGCTGGCCCTCAGACCGCCGAGAGCGGCCCTCTCGTCGCTTCTCGGACCTCTCGGGCACCACTTACTCGTCTGGAATCTCGGCAGCGTTAGAGCCGCTGTTTAGAACAGAGGCGCTGTTGTCACCAATCGGCAACACGCTGGAAAGGTAACCCTTCAGAACGGCAAGCGCGGCAGGTGCAGCAGACACCGCGATCACCTTCATGGTTGACAGCGACAGGTCAGTCATGCCTGACGCTGCGATGAGGCCAGCAACCGACTGGATGTAGGTCATCACCGCTCGTTCGGCGACATCTTTGATCTGATCGAAGTTGAGCGTCATGTCAGTCAACCTTCTTCGCGGCTGGCTTTTTCGCTGCTGGCTTCTTCTTGGCAGGTGCAGCCTCGGCAGCGACAGGTTCAGGGGTGGGCTCAGTTGGTGCTGCGGCTGCTTCCTTCTTCTTCGGCGCGGCCTTCGCCTTCGGCTTGCTGATGGTGATGATGGCTGCATAGAGGCTGTCATCGACTGCACCTGTTGGCGCAAGGTCGTTGGCCTTCTGAAATGCAACCACCGCTCGCGCAGTAGAAACACCGAACCGCCCGTCAGCATGTCCCGGGGTGAACCCCTTGTTTCTCAATGCCTCCTGAACCAACACAGTTGGTACACGGTCGGCTCGTTTGTGGTCAAGCCACATGGTTTCCTCCTTATGTCAGGAGCGCATCCCAAGTCACCGCATTCACAGTACCAGTGACATTCAAAGCGCGCTTCTTCTGGAATCGTCGTGTCGCATTCATAGTACGCCGTCCGAAGATACCGTCCGGCACCCCGGGGTCGAAGCCGTGCGCCCCGAGCCGTAGTTGGGCAGTCTTGACCGCTGCTCCCCGTGAGCCCCGCTTCAGCGGACTCTTAGTTATCGCTAGCCGTTGAGCGATGATTGCAGCGATGATCCCAGCCCAATCCACAGGCGCTTCAACTGGGCGAGGTTGCTTTGTTGCAGTCCCGCTGAGTGCAGGGGCTGGAAACCAGTCGGTGCTCTTACGTGGCTGATGGTGCCACCACTCCGATGCCACCGTAGGCCGGATGCCGTATTCGGTAGCGATGCGGTTCACTTCGGCTTTGGTCCGCACCTTGCTGACGAGCCGGAAGTCCACGGCATAGCCCCATCCGTCCAACTGTTCCATATGCCAACTACCACGCCAGATGCCTTTACCATCCAAGGCCTTTTGCCCAAACCTTCGGTCGGGGTTGGCTGCAAGGTTCCCGGTGCCGTTCTTGTACTTCTTGTAGAGCCGTGTTTGGTCGGCATACGAACGGACGCCGGAACACACCTTGACATTGTTGACAATCCGAGGATCAGCGAAGAAGGCTTCAAGGCGCTTGACGAACTCGGGGTGCAAGCCATCCAGCCTCACCCATTTACTGGTCGTTGGAATGGTCATTGCGCTCCCTCCGAACGTAGAACTTTCTCAAACATACGACCAGCGATCAGCGCCAAGACGATTGCTATGGCAGAAGCAACGAGAGCCGTCTGAGCGATGTCGCCCCTGCTTGTTCCGTAGGTCGGCGACTGGGCGATCATCTCCACACCGAAGGTGGTCACGCCACACAATGCTGCCCGCGTCCATTGGTTGACTCGCAGACCTCCTGCTGCAACCACGGTCGCAATGGCTGCGGTGATCGCGCCCGACCTCAGGGCGTTGACCCAATGATCGCCAGTGATGGACGCCAGATCACCATTGCTCATCGCTGTCAAGCAA